CTACATCAAATAAACGCATTTTAGATCTATCTATACCGAGCACAAAACGTTTTTTATACGTAGGATCGTTATAACGATTTTTCAATTGCTTGACCATTATCTGACCCTGTTGTTCCAATTCTTCAGTCGATACCAAAGCAAACATAAGATCAGCTGTAGCCGGTAGACCGAAAGATTCAGACGTATCTTCAAGACCAACATCCGAATTCGAATAACCACTACGAGTAGTTTGAGTCGCAGATATAAGAGGTACATCAAACTCGACAGCGAGACCTCGTAATTCCTCAGCAATCGCTTTAACATAAGTGTAAGAGTTAATAGCACCGCCCATTCCTTTCATACGTGAAGAAGCACATATATTTAGGTAATCAATAAAGATAATATCAGGCTCAAACTTTTTCTTAAGTTTTAATTCATTAAGTAAAGCACGAAAATGTCCTGAATGTGCTTGACCGGTTGGATATTCTTTAATAATTAATCGACCATTTGTTTGCTTAGCAAGCTGTGATACTTTTTGAGAGAACATATCCTTTGATAGTTTCTCTAATTGATCAATCGGTATATTCAATAAGTTAGCATCAATACGTTCGGCAATACGTTCTTCTGCCATTTCCATTGTAATATAAAGAACATTTTTACCTTCAGTCAAAGCTGCTGCCGCAACATGACACATAAACAAAGACTTACCCACACCAGTACCAGCCAAAGCAATGTTCAAAGTCTTATTTGGCAAACCGCCTTTTGTAATTTTATTAAAATAATCGAGATCAAACGCAATACGTTCTTCATCTTTATGATAAAACTCAAATCGCTCACTAAAGTTTTCGATATAGTCATGACCGATATTTGCGTCGAAGTTAACCGCAAGAGCGTCTGAGAGGATCTCTGGTAACGCATTCTTTGTGAGACTTTGATGTTTACCATCAATAATACTGATAGATTCCATTACGGCATTATGCAATGCTCGATCTTGACACCACTTTTCAGTTTTATCTAATAACCAATCATAATCGATATCTTCGGTTTTAAATATTTCAGGAAGTATTTCTACGGCATGACGATAATGTTCATCACTAAATTCAGAATCATCTAACTCAATTTTAAACGATTCTTGAGTCGGTAGTCTATTATATTTAGATACGAATTTACCAACCTCTTTAAATAATTGGCGATAGACTCCTTCAAAATATTCATTTTTTATAAAAGGTAAAACCTTCCGCATGAACTTATCATTCACTAGAAGGTTTCGTAAAATTGTTTGTTCAATTGAATGCATTACGTCTCGCTGAATTCCATAAGTTATATTCTTTTGCAAAAGTTATTTTAAATTTTTCAATCGTGTCATTTGAAACAACTGGGTTTATTCTATGACTTACATTCACCTGTTCCAAATTAATATCAAATCCTAATCTATTTTGTAAAAAATCAATAGCAAGAGGAAGTTGTTCATATTGAAAAAGATGATCTATTGGTGGATCATTTTCTTGCTCCGGCAACAAAAAATCTGTTTGAACATACCATTCTTTTTGGATATAGTTTTCAATAAAGTTTTCAAATGAAAGACCTCTTACTTCAAGCTCATTCCAATCTCTATTATCATCTTGAGTCATTTTATACCAACTCATAAACCAATCAAGAGGTTCTCTTATTAAAGAAAATGTTTCATATGAATCTATATAAGATTTATAGTTTTTAATATATTTTTTATATGAAATATGTTTGTCGACAAAAAATGCTTTTTCTGAGTTTTTATTATTAAAATTATTATAAAAATATAATGGATCAGCCAATAAAGCCCATGCTGCATCTGCATCTACAGATTCTCCCTTTGGCCGACTATTTACATGTAGTTTATTTTTTTCTAAAAAAAATTCAAAACTGCTAGTAGCGGTTTTAGTATTTTCTAAAATTACTAGCTTTTGTTTTGCAAATACTATCAATTAAAGCATTCCATTTTCACGCATTTGTTGTCGGATTTTTGTTGCACTAATATCATGGATTTTTTCACCAAGATCGTGTTGAGTAAATGTATAACCAACACCTCGACCATAGCTAATATCTACGATATTCGGTACCTCCATTATAACATATTCTTCATTGATCGTAAACCCTTCTCGTGCCAATCCATCAACAATTTGTGAAGAAACATAATCAAAGCCAAATGGATTATCGTTTTGCATTGCTGTACGTCCGCCACCTGCGTCTACGTTTTGACCAACAATTCCGCCAACATCACGAACCATAATAGCTACTTGTCCGGTCTCGGCCAAAGCCTTCTTAAATAATTCTGTATGGCCTTTATGCCAAGGTTGCCAGCGTCCTAGCATTTGTGTTGTAGGTTTTTTCCAATCAAACATAATATGTTTCTTTCATTCTTTTTGCTAAATCTAAAATCCATTCGTCACTTTGAAATGATTCAATAATATAATCAAAATCTGTAGGTTCTTCAAAAATTTTATTTGTATCTTCGTATCGTCCGGCCTCTATCGTATTCATCCAAATAGTAATATCTGCATTGAATTCATCACGAGTTTGACCAGTAGGACATACAAAATCGCAAATAACGGTACGACCTCTTACTGCTTCGAATGTAGCAATTGTATTCATACGTTCTGATTGACGTCTACGACCAGCATCAGAGAAATCCCAATCATTTGCCATCTCTCTTACTTTATCAGCATTATACCACGCACAATTCAGATGAACGTGTAATCGCTTGGCTAAGTGAGTTTTACCAGAACCTGGTAAACCCATAATTAAAATTTTCATTCTTTCCTCTCATTCATAATTAATTCATCTTTACTGATTGCCATTTCAATTATGTCATGTAAAATAAGTCCTGTAAATTGTTGAAAGTCTTCATTGTCTGGGGTTAAAAAATCGTCTGGTGTTTCAATAATTTCAAAATTATAATGAATAGCTTCATCTGGACCATTAATAGAAATGGCGCCAAATTGTACCACAGTTTCAACAAAAGGGCCGGTGAGTATTCTTACCCACCAAGACATTTCATTTTCTGGTGAAGGAATTAATTTATAATCAACTCCTTCAGATAATTTATCTACGTTAATCATGCTTCCTCAACAATCTCATCCATCGATACTTGATCTTTATGGCCAATTGTGTATTGCTTTTTAACAAACTCTTTAAAATCAGTTTCAGCAAAAATCGGTTCCCAGAATTCTTTTTCTAAAGTGAAATCATGCCTAACCTTTTGGCCAATTTCACCTGTCTCCATATCAACCGTTGCATACCAGCCATTTGAAGGTTTAGTAACGTACCCACCAGCAAGAGCCACGTCAAGCAACCCAGAATAACTGCGAACACCACCGTCCCAGGAAACAGTAATAGGAATCTTAGACTTTTCTTTAACATATCTGCTCTTCTCAACATTAATTACAAAATGATAGCCTTGAACTTCGGTGCCCTTTTTATCTTGTTGACGACCAAGAATCCAAATATTATCGGCTGAATAATAAATTCCTGTACCACCACCAACAACTGCTTTTGGAAATAAACCTATTTCCATATAAGTATGATTCACTGCTAGCATTGGAATATTTTTCATAGCCAAATAAGGTGTTGCCATACGGAACAAACCTTTCAGAGCTTTTGCTCTTGACATATCAGCAACAGATTTTTCATTTAAAGCATCTTCCATTTCTTTCTTCGATGCTAAGTTACCGATAGAATCTATAACAATAATTACTTTATCATCGCGATCAATTTCCTCAAGTTGAGCAATCATATCAAATTTTAATTCTTCGACATTTGTGATCGGAGTATGAAGTACTCGTGATGTATCAACTTCAAATTGTTCAAAGTAAGCTTGAGGTGAACCAAACTCTGAATCATAAAATAACATAACAGCATCTGGATTTTGTTTTAAATAAGCTGCTGCCATAATCAAAGCAAAAGATGTTTTAAAATGTTTTGAAGGACCAGCAAGAACAGTAAGGCCTGGAGCCAAACCTCCATCAATAGATCCTGATAGCGCTACATTAATCATAGGCACATCGGTTGGAGTCATATCCTTTTCATTAAAGAATTTTGACTCAGAAAGAACCTCCGTATTTTTAAGCTTAGAGTTCTTTTTGAGTTTGTCCATTACTGACATATGTGTCTCCTAATTTATATTATAATATCGTTTGTACCATGAAATAAAAGATGTAATACCGGTTTCAATATTAGTTATAGGCCTATAACCTAATTCTTTAATTTTTGTTAAATCAGATAATGTGTGACGAATATCTGCTGGATGCATTTCTGTAAAATTAATCTCAGCTTTACGTCCTAAGTTTTCTTCAATCAGACTAACAAATTTCATAAGTGGAACACTTTCTCCACTACCAATATTATAGATTTCATGAGTATCAATTCTATGAACTTTATCTATGAGTAATTGTACACCATTTA